ATATTGAATTTAATTCCATTATCCGCTAAATCATCATAGAAATAGATTTTGGAGATTTTGAAGTCGCTGATAATTTTTTCCAAGAAACTAATTCCAATTTTATCAATTGTTATGAGAAATCCTGCTTTTGTTAGGAAATGTTCGATGGATAAATCGCTATTGATGATTACGGCGGTTATTTGAAATTTTAGATAATTTTTGAGAACTCGTGAATTAATCCAAGTTTGTAAGGAGGATAGATTTTGATAAATCTTATTATAATTCTCATAAGTAGAATTTTCACTACACGCCTTAAATAAATCATTTAATTTGGGAAATTGATTTAATTTGAAATTTTTGATAAGTTCCTTATTCCTATATTTCAATTCAAGAGGTTCATAATATTTCTTCTCTTTTATAAGCATAATTAAATCTGGATTAACATCTTTTAAAGAACTTATTAAATCGCTGAATGATGTATAATAAGGACAGATGATATTCACCATTTTTCCATTCTTCTCCCAAATGATTAAGAGTTTATTATAGAGAATACTTAATAAGGAGAAGAGATAATAAGGAGATTTAGGAATTTGATATGAATTCGTTTCAAGATAATCCAAGAATTTATTATAACTTCTATAAATTGCTAAAAATCGTGATAATTTAATATCATCTTCTAAATCACATAATTTATTAATCTCTGGATAATTTTTAAGATGTTGAAGAAGTTCTTTCACATTTTTATCATCAGGAATGATTGGAAGTTTATCCATAAATGCCTTACAAACATTTCCATTTTCTATACTTAAAAAAGTTATGAGATTTAAACGCTTTTTTATATCCTTAATTAATTCTTGTTTAGACTTCATATCTAAAACCTCGGCAAGAGCATTCATAATACTATCTGTCGAAGGGTCTTTTGGTAATTTATGAGGAATTCCTTTTCTTATCAAACAACCTTCATCTTTCGAAATATCTTTCAAACAATTTTGATATTTAATTTCAGGAAATAATAATTCGTGGAGTTGTTGAGGAATTATCCCAAGTCTTCCAATATCAACTGGAAGTTTATCCACGAGATAATTCTTATCCTTTTCTTCTACAACCGCCTTCAATTTCTCTTCTGGATTATATCCCTTATAATTCTTACATTTATTCAATTCTTCTTCTTTTGGAGGTTTCTTAAAACAACATGGAATACATAAATCATTTTCATTAGGTTTTTTTAGATTTACATATCTTTTCACATCTTCTTCATTAGGATTATTGAAGAAACTTTCAATTATTTCTTCATTAGGTAGAGGACATTTCTTCGTTGTTGGGTCTGCTGGAACCTTACTATCCTTACACCAAAAACGAGGACATATATAATAATTTAATTTATCCTTCTTACTACCATAAGCAATATCATTATCAACGAAATAAGTTCCATTCGCAATCAATTCATCTCTTTTTTCAGGAGAAACTACGAAAGGTTGATTTTTCTTTTGACATTTACCTCTCGCATAATTTTCTCCAAAAAGGTCTTTATCGGCATTTTGAAGAAGATTTATCCTATATCTCTGGTCGTCATTATCCTTTACTCTACCACCTCCATAATCACTCGAAGAAGATGAATAATTCATTTTTCCTAAATCTTCATCATCGCTTTTTTCAGGAGACGGTGAAGGTGATGGCGTTTTCTCTTTGATTGGTTTCTTAACAGGTTTCTTATCTGGTTTCTTAAATTCTTGGGAAGAACTGATGATTTTAGAAATCCAATACATAAGATTATCTAATTCATTTTTATTGGGGATATTATGAATGATTACTTCAAAACCGAATTTCGTGGTTTTTATAACAACGATAGTATTTGATTTCTTTTCAACTAATTCAGGTTTAATATTCTTCTCTTCTAATTCATTTAATAAGGTTATTTCATCATCTATTAATGCTTTTGCTTCTTCTTTTGATTTATTAAAAGTCAATAATTCTTCGACTAATTCATCTATATCGACACCAAAAAGAAGACGGTTTTTAATATAAGAATTGAGGTCAAAAGGTTCAGTCGAATAATTTGAACTTCTTTTATAGATGAGATTGATGGTATTTTTGAAACTAATGGTTTTAAAGATGTCTTGATATGAGGAGATGATTTTTGCGAGTTTTTCGAGAGAAGCATTTGAGATGGATATATAATTATGAACGATGATGGAGATTGGTTGAAATGTCTTCTTTTCTTCAAAAGTAGTTTCTAAATAAGGTTTAAGATGTTTCTCTTTAATATCTTCGATTGTTTTCCACGAAATATTCTTTCTTAAATCGATGATAAAATTGATTTTAATGGAGAGGTCTTTGAATATGGTTAATTTTATATAACTTCCATTTTCTTCTTTTAAGAGACAATAGCAATTAATACAATTGAAATCTGTTAATTTATCTAATGAAGTCCATTTTTTAAGATTAGATGAAGATATGGTATGATTAAGGAATAATTTATGGAGGAGAGTGAAATTATCATTTGTCCATTGCACCATTTGGACGAATTTATTTGTATTTAATTTCATAAAAACATCGGCGAGTGTTAAGGATTGATTTATTTTTGATGAAAGTTCAAAACGATAGATATTAAATCTATTTTCAACAATAGGCGAAGTATCTTGTGTATCTAATAATTGAAGTTTCTTATATTTCTTATTTAATCCTTCTAATGTTGGAAATATTTTATCGGTGAAATAATAAGGATTGTCTTTCAAATCTGGAAAATCACTTTCAAAGATGATATTAAGGAAATTAAAATCACAATTGCCTTGGGTAAATTTATAAATGACTGGTTCTTTAATGGCAGGGTCTTTTTTAAGAGGATATTTGAGTTTTAGAGGATTTGGATTATAATCTTTCCATTTGATATTATCTATTGAATATAAGAGATTAGGGAAATTTAAATTCCAAACATAGAAACGACCTTTATGAATTGTTGAAGCAATCCTAGAAATTCCATCTTCGAGACTATCATCATTATAGATTTGAATATCATAATTTTCAAATTTTTCGATTGAAATCCATCGTTTAACTTTAATGGATTTCAAAGGCATAGTTCTATTTAATTAATATTTATTTTTTAATAATAGGAATAATGTCATCTGGTATATGTAAAAATGAAAAGGAGGAGGAGAAAAAAGAAAAACGAGAGAATAAAAATACATTTAAATTTTGGATTTATTTAGCATTTATAATTCTCGGTTTATTATTATTAATCATTATAATCGTAATCATTTATTCACTTTTATCTAAACATCCAATCGATACGACAACTAAACCAATCGTAAATTCACAATCACTTCCATCATTTAATTCAACTTCTTTAAGTTCCGTTCAAAATCTTCCACCTCCAAAAGTTTCAACGACGAATATATCAATTCCTCATCCTACGGAAGTTAAGAAACCATTTTTATCAACTTTAATGAGTGATACAACTAAAAAAACAAATCAAGCAATAACGACAATTGGGAAAACAACAACCGAAACTATTAAACCTTTATTAGAACGCAAAATTCCTGTTAATAAGACAGGAGGATTTAGATGTATGAATAGAAGGAGGATTTAAAAAATGATTATGGATTTTATTGAAAGATAGTAAAATGAATTTCACGGATAAAGAAAGACAAAATTATATTAGACAATCGAATAAATGTAAATTCAAAACACCAGAAGAAGAATTCTTATATGCGAATGATGTATATAAGAAATGTTCTAAATGTAATATAAATAAGAAATTGAATGAATTTAGAGGAAATAGTTCTGGAACGGATGCTTTTGATAAAGATGGATATAGATTAAGAAGACCTGAATGTGTTGAATGTTGTAAAATCGCAGTTAAAGGAAAATATATAGCAACAAAAAAAGCAAAAGAACAAGGAATTTCTTATAAAGCACCAGAAGGAACATTATGTGCGATATGTAATTCAAATAAAGAATTAGTATTTGATCACTGTCATTTAACGAATAAATTTAGAGGATATACTTGTAATTCTTGTAATAAGTCGCTTGGATGTTTTGGAGATAATATTGATGGATTATTGAAGGTGATAAATTATTTATTGAAATTTGAGGAATGTAAAATTATTCAAAATGAGGATGGTTCTCTTTCAAAATGCGATGTTTAGATAGATTGAAATATTTCTCTTCTTTTTCTATTCCAATAAATCTCCTATTTAAATTCATAGCACCTATTCCTGTTGTTCCTGAACCAAGACAATTATCTAAAACCAATTCTCCTTCATTTGAATAAGTTTTGATAAGATATTCGATTAATTTGATTGGTTTTTGTGTTTCGTGAATAGTATCATTTTCAATATTAAATTCAATTATTTCATTAGGATAGTTGGTGAATTTTTGAGTATATTCTTCATCACTTAATAACTTATTATTCTTTCCTAAATGATGTTCTTGATTTAACATCTTTCCAATTCTTTTTTGAGAATTTCTTTTTTTAATTTCAACAGGTATTAAACCTTGTGGATTATAAGTCATATTTCCAGTTTTTTTCGAAGCAGAAGCTGCCCCTCCAATAGAAAATACACAAATATCTTCGGTGCATTTCATAGGTCTATAATTTGCTAATAGATATTGAGTTGTTTTATTTTTCTTCCAAATTAGATTATATTTAAACCATTCATAATTAGAAGATATAAGCATACTCGTAAAAGGTTGCTGACCGAATAATAATATAACTCCTGATGGTTTCTTAATAATTCTTTTATAATGTTTCCATAAATCACAAATATCAATAATCGTATCCCATTTACATTTCGTGGTTCCATATGGAAGATCACATAAAATTAAATCAACGCTTTCATCAGGTATTAAATACATTTTTTCAATACAATCACCAAAATATAATTTCAAATCATCGGTGATATAATCTTGAATATTTTCAATTTCTTTTGGAGGATTTAATAATTCAATCAATTCTTTTTTTGTTTTTGATTTACATTTATCAATTCCTTTCTTTTCACATTCAATAATCAAATCTTTTTTCAATAATTTAGAGAAATCCATTTTATCTATTATAATCTTAATAAATGTCATTTTTTTATGTGAAAATAAAAAATGATTTCTTTCTTTTAATGAAGGTTAAAAGATGAGAAAAATAATTCAAATTAGCGATGAAATCTTCTGGGGATTTAATACTATTGTTGATTTGGATAATTATAATTCTTTCGATGATTTGGCAAGATTATTAAAAGAACAATTAATATCTTTCTTAAAATCTCATAATCTTCTTAATCAAGTTGATTTGGCAAAGAAATTAACTCTTCATCATCATAATTATAAATCATATCAAGATTTATATGAAAGTGGTGATGACATCATCTATTTCTGTGGAGGTTGTTGTCGATAAAATAGATAAGTTAAATAAACACCTAGAATAAATCCAATTAAAACGAAGAAGAGATATTTCAAAGAATAATATCCAATAATTATGATTATTATTATAAAAATAAGATTATTGATGTTGAGTAATTCCATTTCTTTTTTTTAAATAGATATTAATTTATGATGTCCTACTCTAATATCCGTATTAATCATAATTGGAACACCTGTTTTTTGAATGTTTTTACAAAAGGAAACATCCTCACTACACATATCTCTTAAAATCGTTCCATCTTCACATATAATCTCTTGAAGTTCGCTATTGAAATATGGATAAGACATCTTCTTAAAAACATCCTTCTTCATCGCAAAGAAACCCATTCCTGTATAATTCACAGGCATATATTTAAGACCTGTCTCTTCCTTCCATTTATCCACGAAATCAGGTGTTAGGAATTCAAAAGAACCATTCTTCGTGAAATAATTAGTATCCCATTCCTTAACAATCGCATAATTTGTTAAATTAGACATCCTATACATTCCACTAACTACCGGATGAATATCAGTTGAATCAATTAAATCCATAAGTTGTTGAGGTGTGAAAATAATATCACTATCAATCGTAATCCAAACATCAAAATCAAGATTATTAAATGGTTTCTGTTGAACTCCACGAAGAACATCGAGACCCAGAGTTTGCATTCTCGCAAAAGTCACGAATGAAGAGACGCCAGGACTGATTATAATCTCGTATTTTTGACTTTCCCAAAGAACATTCAAAGCACCAGTCCAAGAAATTAGGAATTTTGATGAAAAACTGTCGCCAGGAAGACCTATTACAATCTTCTTCTTCGCTGGTTTTGAAGTCTCTTCTTTCGAGGTTTCTTCTTTGGCGACTTCTGGAACAACTTCTTCTTCTACACTTGACATATATAAAAACTATGAATTCATATTCTTATATATTTTTTTGATAAATATATAAGAAGTAAAAACTATAAATAATAGTTATGGTATATTCTAATTTAGAATTGAGTGAAGTTGATGTTCGTGCTACGCAACCTGATAAAATCATTACTAAATTAAAACCTCATCAATTAACATCATTATATAAGGCGATGATGATGGAAAACACAGGTGATATTACTTATAAAATCAAGGATTTTCATCAATATTCACATTTATTTTTCGAGAATGAGAATATCATCAATCCTGAAATAAATGAGACGGAAATAACTATCAAGACGAATATTGGAATTTTAGGGGATAAGGTAGGATATGGAAAAACTTTATTAGGATTATCATTAATCGCTTTAAATAAATTAGATAATATTCATATCAATCCTAATTATATGAAGAATTTTGCTTCGCCTCATCATTATAATTATTTAAATATCACAGTCTCTAATAATCTCATTCAAAAGAAACCAAATATCATTAATTCTACTTTGGTAGTTGTTCCACGAGGCCCTGTTTATGTGCAATGGGAAAAGACGATTTTAGAGAAGACTTCATTAAAGATGATTTCAATAACGAATATGAATTTTATTAAAGCTAATTTGCCTAAATATGATGGTTCAAATGAAAAGGAGATTATGGATTTTTTCGAAACTTTTGATTTAGTTCTTATTAAGAATACTACTTTAAAAGTTTTGATTAGTTATTATTCTGGTTGTGATTGTTTAAGAAGTTGGAAGAGAATGATGGTAGATGAAGCACACGATATTATTAATAATATTCCAACACATATGAATTATTATTATCTATGGTTAATAACTGGAACTTATAATGATTTATTTACAAAAACAGGATATAGTCATTATATATCTGGAATTAAGGAATTGATGAATAGAAATTCAATCGCAAGTATCATCGTTAAGAATTCTAATGATTTTATTAAAAACTCATTTGATATTCCTGAACCAAATGAGACTTATTATTTATGTAAATTGCCGACGAATTATCATATCGCAAAAAAGTTCATTAATTCATCTGTATTGGAGAAGATAAATGCGAATGATTTTGCTGGTGCTATTAGAGAACTTGGAGGGAAGAATGAAACAGAGGATAATATAATTGAATTGGTTTCAAGGGATTTGAGGAGGGGATTATTTAATTTACGAATGGAACTTTCATTTATTCAAAGTCAAGATATTAATGAAGAGGAAAAAGAATTGAAGATAAATAATATCAAAGTTAAGATTGAGGTTCAAGAGAATAAGATAAATGAATTGACAAATAGGATTAAGGATTTTAAGGAGAATAGTTGTGCTATATGTATGGATGTTTTACAAGACCCAGTTTTATTAGAATGCACCCATTTATTTTGTGGTGGATGTATTTTCAATTGGTTAAATAGGAATAATAATAATTGTCCTAATTGTAGAAAATCGATTGGTGATTTGAATAAATTGACGGCAATTGTCAAAAAAGCGACGAACCATCAAAATAAAAAAGATGAGATATATTCCAAAGAAGATACATTATTGAAGATAATTGAAAATAATCCTGATGGAAAATTCTTGGTATTCACACAAATTGATAATGGATTTGAAGTTTTCAAAACGAAATTAAGAATGAATAATATAAGCTTCGAACTTCTTAAAGGAACAACTTCACATATGTTAAATGTTCTCGAAAGATTTAAAAATGGAATTACAAAAATTATCCTCCTAAATACTCAATACGCTGGAAGTGGAATTGAAATTAATTATGCTACTGATGTAATCATCTTTCATTCGATGGGATTAGATAAACAACAAGCAATAGGACGAGCTCAAAGAGTAGGAAGAACATCCAAATTAAATATCCATAATTTATGTTATGAAGATGAAATGGTTTATTAATTGATTTGGATTTTATTTGATTATTTTTTTTTATAAATATGATTAGATTTAATTGATATTCATTTCATTTATAATTATTTATAATAGATTTCATTATAAAAACTAATTTCGCATTTATAATAATATTCAATTATAAAAACTTATAATATCTTTTAAATTCCAATCCATTTAATT